CTCTATGTAATAGCTCATTTGGAAAGTAATCTTTCCACAAGTTTATCAAGCTTAGTATTTATTTCGCGAAATTCTTTATCTAGCTTTTCCATCTCTCGTAAGAAGTCTTGTTTCAACACATACTCCAGAGGCATACGATCAATTCGATCTTCTAAAGCACGCATTCTTCCAAAAACTTTACTAGCAAACCAACCTCCACCAGAAACAACGGCAATACCTAAAGCAATGAATTGTTCCATTTTAAAAATCAAGTTGTAGTTTGCCGCGTTTCATTAGACCATTAACAAGCCATACTAAAGCATCAACACAATCATCATGAGAACTAACCCCAAAATTGGTTAGCTCTTCAAACATGGTTGTAAAATTTCTGTACCTGTTAAAGATTATTTTACGATCTTCAAACATTCCCATGATGCCTCTAAAACGTGCCAATTTATCTGCACGGAAACCTTTAACCGGATGCCAAATTAAGTTATAAAGATTTTCTTGGTTAAGACATACACGTTTAAAGTCAGCTTCTAAAGAAGCTTGGTACTGAACAGCCTCAGACCAAATATCACAAGTTGAATAAGTTGGGAACCAGATGCCATTCTCTTGTTTACCAATTACAGACCAGTCATGCAACAGCTCTTTCATTGCGTCTAGTTTTTCTAAGTTGCCCATCACCCTGAGACGCCTGTAGTCAATGATATGGATCTTGTCTCCAATCCGACCGCCTAGTACCATAACGGTGTAGTCATTTTTTTCCTTAGTGCCAGCAGACAGGTCTACGCCTACTCCTAAACAATCAAATTCTGTAGCAATTTCTGCTTTAACTAAAAGCTCTGGTGCCAAAGACAGTTCATTCTGTCTAACAATCTGATTCATGTACTGAAACGAAAAAGCAATTGGTGCTTGTCGTTTCTTTTCTTTTAGATAATCTAAACTCCACATCTCTGGCCAGTATGACTCTTCTTCGCCTGTCTCCTCGTTATTTAAGATCGCTGATAGGACAATCTGTGTCCAGTTATTATTTGGACAGAATGTCGTTGCATGAATATCGTCATGACGGAATCGTGTGCCCAAGCAAATCGCACGGCCCCCTTCAAACATGGTTGGAGCGATCACCGCATTCCAGTTATCTTGCATCATCTTCCGGATGTCCGGATTACCAATATCAGCAGCCGACTTCACAGGGTCATCAATAATAACCAACTGTGAACGTTTAGATGTCACTGATCCTTTAAGACCTGCGGCACATAAAGTAAATTGTTCTTCACCTGTTGTATCAATACCAGCAAACTTATGGTCAATTGACCAGTACTCATTGCTTGTAACGTTTTTGAGCAGCTTAACGGTAGGGAATACGTCTTGATATTTTTTTGATTCAATAATGCGTTTAATTGTTGCTGATTTAGATCTTGCAATGTCAACTGTATAACTAAGATAAAGAATCTGTAACGGCTTTTTAGCTGCTGTATGGATACCAATAGCCCATGCCGTAAATAAACCCAATACAGTGGATTTAGCTGATCCCCTAGGACCAAGTAAATCAATGTTAGGGCCAGCAATTTTTAATAGACAAGAACTATTTTCTTGTGTTACTAATTGACGATGCCAATCTCTGTGATGTTCTGCTGGTGGTTTATCAGCTACATACTCGCAAAAGAAACCAAAATCATCTCTGGCTTTTTCTAAAAGATGTTCATCTTTATTTTTACGTACCCTATGATTTGCAGCGGCTGCTTGAGCATTACGACGATACGCTAAATGAAGATGTGACGGCACTACTTCTTATCTTTATCTTTTTGAAGCTTAGCAGCTTTTACTGCCTTTTTAGCCTTATCCTTGTCCAGCGATTCTTTGCCCTGGTTGTCCTGATTGTCCTCCTCCGGGTTGTTCTTCTTGTTCTTCTTCTGGAAGTGCTCCAGGAGCTGGGGCGGCATTTTGTTCTTGGCCATTTAAATACTTACCGGCTATAGGTAATCCTGTCTGTGTATCCATATTAGGACTAGCTGATCCTTTGTTACCTAATAACTCTTGTAAAGGAATATGGCCAGGTGACATTTTACGATTACGATTTAAATCAGCAACCATATTGCCAGGCGATCTAGATGTAAATTGCGGTTGATCTGGTTGCATAATTAATCCTCTTCGTATTGAATTCTAGCCCAAACGCTCATTGATGCTTCATGCAATGGTCCTTCAATAGGATCATCACGGAAGATAGAAATAATCTCTCTCATTGCTCTATCAGCACCAGCCATCAAGAGTCCTTTACGGTCACGCGAAGAAACAAAAGACTCAACCTGGGCGATAGTGGAACGCAATTCCTTTTGCATAGCAGCAATGCGAGCCACACCGGAATCACGTTTGACAGCATAATTTTCTATATCCTCACGCAGTTTACGTATATCCTCCTGCATCTCTTGGATTTCATTAAGGAGTATTGCAAGGTGATCTGGTTTTTCGTAGCTCAGATTAAACCATGCATCACAGGAAGTGATTGTACCTGTATACCCTAGAAATCTTGAATACAAATAAACCTGAATTAAAGAATATGTATCAGCAGCAAAAGAAAGAAAAGATTCCTTTGTTGCTGTATCCAGGTTGTCTAGCCAGTGTTCAAAGACCTTGGATTCAAGCTCAGAAAGTGTAAGCTGACTTTGCTTGCTTGTAGTCCCTTGCTTCATCGCTTTCGCGGAAGTCCTGGGCTTGGCGGGCGGAAGTTCGTTGTTCTTCTGCGCCTTTGCCAATTGTTTGTCTTTCTTGATCACCAGCGTCCTCCATCTTCTTCTTACTAAACTCGTAGGCTACACCAGCGGCATCACGATATTTCTGAAGATCAAACCAATCATCATTATTATCGTAATCGCCGCCAGCGCCTGGTACGGCTGTTGGATCTGTCATCCTACTAACCTTTTGAGTTTAAATTAGAAGTTGCTCATCATAGAGGCTAAACCACCAGCATAGATGTCACGACGCCCTTCAACAGACTTCTGACGTTGCTGACGCTTTTTGGATTGAGTCAGGCGGTCCAGCAGTTGTTGGAAGCTATTAAGATCAACTGTAGGTTCTGATCCGTAAGCGCCGCCGGTTCCCGAGTCATCAGTAATGGTCATTGGAAAAAGTTAATCACTTTAATAATTATATTACTTGAACCTAACTCCAGAATCCAGCCATTAGTGAACCATACATCTGACCTTCTTTAGCCCGAGCAGCTTTAAACTTCTCAAAGTCAGATTGAATGTTTGCACGTTCAACATCATATTCGCCTTGAAGTTGAACACGTTCAGATGCATAAGCTCCTTGGATGTCTGCAACATCAGTTAAACCAGTATTTACAATAGCTTGTAAATCAACAGCACCTTGATTTCTTAAACCTTGAACAGCTAAATTATTTTCGGCTTCAACATCAGCAATATATTTTCTCCAACGTTCTTGAGAATCTGACTGGTATTGCGCAATATCTAAATTGCGATCAGATGAATACTTGACACCTTCAAGATTTAATTCATTTGCATAATCATTAGAATCTGAAATTAATTGCTGAACAAGTACATTATTTGCACCAATTGCATTTTGTACATTAACTTCATTATTGCCATAAATAGTTGCTAAACGTTCACCAGTATCGCGGTCGAACTGAGCTGGCGTAACGCCATCAGGTAAATTTCCATACCTCCATTCATCAGATGGATTATTAATAATGGTATCGCCACCACCGCCGCCGCTACCGCCACTGCCGCCGCCACCGCCGCTGCTTGATTGATTTTGAAGATAACTAGTAGCACCGCTTCCTACATTGCCTTCATATCCTCTGGCACCTGATTGTGCTTTTTCTACATATTTTTCAGCCTGTGACAGGCTACCGCCACTATCTATAAAGCTTTTAACATCACTCTTACTAATTTTGTTATCGTCACCGTATTGACTGATAAAATCTTGGTATCCCATTGTTCTTAAGCGGTTTCGTAGAAGTCTTTTTTCAGGGTCTTAGAAGCACTCATTGGATATTGCTTCTTACCATATACATTATACGTCCCTGTTTTAGTACCATCGGGCAATCTAACCATATTGCCATAGTAAGCAGATGCAGCTTGTTCAAAGCTATTTAATGGGCCTTTAGCAGCACCTTCTAAACTATTAGCAAGACGTGTATTCAAGAAGCTAGAAAACTGTGCTGGGCTCTTATTCATGCCCATACTTCCAGCTAAGTTTTTATAGTATCTACTTTCTAATGCAGTTGGATCTCGATAATAGTTAGTTG